TACATATGTGACGTACAGGAGTAAGATATGAGGTCTACAGTTAAAGTAAATACACCTATATCAAAAAAGATGAGAAAGATAGATGATCTTATTGAAGATGGTGTCAAAGAAAGACTACAAAGTATAGCTAGAACTGCTGTAAACTTATCTCCTGTAGATACTGGAGCTTATGTTACATCCTTCTCATATTCTGTTGGTGCAGGTAGACCAAGAGGTAAGTCCTCAGATAACAAACCTAAAGGTCAAAATCCAGAAGCTAAGAGACAAGAGGGTTTAAACAACTTAAACTCTGACATAGCTAAGATAACTGATTTCGATACTAAGAGTACTATTGTATTTACTAATGGTTCTCCTCACGCTAGGGATGTAGAGAATGGTGGACCTAGTTGGAGAAAAGCTGGATATAAAGTGTTCGCACAGATAAGGAATATTTATGGCTAGTATACACAGTGACATACGTGCCGCACTTGAGACACACATTTCAAATACGGCTAACCTACCAGATATTGCTTATGAGAACGTAGCATTTGATCCTACAACAGGTACTAGCTTTATTAGAGTACAGTACCTACCTACGTTAAATAGACCTGCTGTAAGGGGCTTAAATCCTCAACTCAGGTATCAAGGTGTTTTTGCTGTTACAGTATTTGCACCAGAAGGTAATGGCCCGTCAACCGCAGACGACTACGTTAATAAAGTTATAAACGCATTTTCAGCTACGACTGACATATCGTTTACTAACGCACAATCAGAAACAATTAAATTATCAATCGACTATGCTGAACGGCAACAAGGTTTGATTGACAGCCCTTGGTACTACGTTCCGATTAATATCGGATGGTACATTTATAAATAACTAGGAGAATACATCATGGCCTTTGCACAGGGTTCACGCTCCAGCCTGTCTTACATAGTCGAAAGCACTTTCGGTACGACACCTGCTGGTAACTTTACTAACCTTCCTTTCAGCACTCACTCTTTAAACTTAACTAAAGATCGTGTAGCTGGTAACGACATCCAAGCTGACCGTATGCCTCGTGTAGACCGCCACGGTAACAGACAAGTAGGTGGAGACATTGTTGTAGACCTAAGAGATGGTGACTACGACGAACTGCTAGAATCAGCCATGTTAAATGCTTGGTCAACTAACGTACTTAAAGTAGGTGTTGCACCTAAGTTCTTATCTATAGAAGACTACGCCGCAGATATTGACCAAGCTAGACTATTCTCAGGTTGCTCAGTTTCCACTATGGCTATTTCCCTCGCACCTAACCAGATGGTAGCTACTACTTTTGGTATGGTTGGTAAGAACATGACTATAAGTGCTACAGAGAAGACACAAGATGCCGCCTCTGGAGCCGCACCATTTGATGCTTACTCAGGTGACATTGGTATTGGTAACGTAGGTGGAGCATCTAACGTAGCTATCGTAACTGCACTAGACTTTACATTGACTAATTCCTTCGCACCTACTTTCGTAATCGGAGATGATAGCGCACCATCATTAGAGTATGGTAGAGCAGAAGTTGAAGGTACACTAACAGCTTACTTTGAAGATGCGGCATTAATTAACCGTTTCCTTAATGAGACAGAGACAGAGATTGAAGTATCAGTTAACGACCCTACAGGTGCTAACGCTTACACATTCCAGTTCCCTAAAGTAAAAATAAACAGTGCTGATGTTGGCGTAGATGGACCTACAAGCCGAATGATTAGCATGTCTTTCGTTGCTCTATATGACGCAACTGAAGCAACTAACTTAAAAATTACACGCCCAGCGTGATAACGTAACACCTTAGCTAAGGTTAGTGGGGACTTCTGAGTCGGGTCGGAAGTTCCCACACTTAACATAATTCACCCGATACTCCCCGAAAGGAACTCGACATGGATTTAATGAATTTAAAACCTACAAGTGATATTGTAGAAGTTACACTTAAGCATCCCAACACTGGTGCTATACTTAAGAATGACGATAAGACTGATATGACAATTGTTGTAAACGCAAGTCACTCTAAAGAGTACAAAGCACTGATGCATGAACAGACTAATAAACGTCTTAAGGCTATGCAAGGTAACAAGAACACAGAGATAACTGCTCAAGATATGGAAGAAGCAACACTTAATATGCTATCCAAGATAACTTGTGAGTGGAACATAACATACAACAAAGAGCAACCCAAACTTTCCATCGCTAAGGCTAAACAGATTTACGATGAAGTGTTTTGGATCAAGGATCAGATTGAGGAGGCACTTGCAGACTCTCTGGATTTTACGAAAGCCTAACTCATCAGTTATGCGAATGGGCTGAACATCAGTTTAAGCTCAATCAGCCTGATGAGAATGGCACTACAGAACGTGAACATTTAGAACAAGTAGAAAGGCAGATTGGACGTAGACCTGAAGCACTGGAACCCCCGACACATTTTCCACCGCTTATGGCACATGTCTGGTCTGCCTTTATTACATTAAGCAACACTAGAAGTGCTGGATTCTCTGGCCCTAACCCGATAACTTATGAACAAATTAAAGCATGGAAGGAACTGACTGAGACACCTATTTCCTCATGGGAGATAAAAGCAATTAAAAGTGTTGATACAGTTTATATGGGTATAGCTAATGGATGACTTAAAGTTTATAATTGGTGTTGATGACAGAGACTTAATTAGAGCGCAAAAAGAACAGAAGAAGTTTGAGCGTAATTTAATTCTTATAGAGCAAGCCTTTCGTAAGGGAGACATTACAGCAGGTCGCTATACAGCAGAATTAAACAAACAAGCTAAACAGTTATCAAGGCTTGGTGGATCTTACCAGACTGCTAATTCTGAAGTAAGAAAGTTTTCATCTCAATTGAGACAAGCTAGTGATGCAAGTTTATCACAAGCATCTAACATGGCTTTTGCTGGTAAGAATGTAAACCGACTAGGTATGCAGATGCAACAAGCTGGTTATCAGGTAGGTGACTTTGCAGTTCAGGTACAAGGTGGAACTAATGTTATGGTCGCCCTTGGACAACAGGGTGCGCAGTTATTAGGTATCTTTGGACCTGCTGGAGCTATAGCAGGTGCTGGTTTAGCTATCGGTACTGCACTAGTTGCACCCTTAATGAAGGGTAGAGAGGCCGCTAAAGACCTTACTGCTGAAATTAAGAAACTTGGCGAAGAGTTAACTCTTTTACAATCTGGTGCTGAAAGTCAACTTGCTTTAGAAAGAGCTAGTAAGATAGCTGAAGTTGAAGGTAAGATCTTTGACTTGAAGAATAAGACTTATGATACTACCTATATGACTTCAGAGTTACAAAAAGACTTTGAGAAGGATATAGCCGCCGCTAAGAAAGCTGATGAAGATAGACTTAAAGTGTTGCAAGATGAGCTTAACTCTCTAAGAGAAAAAGCTAAAGCTATACAAATAAACAAAGACTTGATCGGCAGTGAAGTATTAGAAGCTGAAAACTTACATAAAAATCAAGTGCAAGCTAATAGAGATAGACTAGCACAAGAGAAATTACACTTAGAAGAGTTAGCTAAAATATCAGAGGCTGAACTTTTACTTGGTCAACAGATGGTTGATGTAGCAGGTAATGCCGCTAAGATCACTAGAGAGTTAGAGTTAAGTAGGGAAGCGGCTATGAAGGCCGCAGATGAGTTTGTTATACTACAAGGCTTAAGACAAAGGTTTGCTGGTGAGGATGCTCTTATGGGTATGTCACTAACACCTTCAAAGCAAAAAGGTCCAGACCCAGCAGAAGAAAAGAAAATAAAAAGGCTTGAGGATGCTAGGCAGAAGTTATTAGATAAACTAAAGTTGTCTGCACAAGAGCAATTAGTTATACAAGGTCTTAAAGATAGAGAACTATTAGTTGCTGAACAATTTAATGAAAAGTATAAAGTACAACTAGAACTAGAAAAACTAGGTCTAAAGCATGGTAGCGCAAAATACGAAAGAGCTTTAGAAAATTTAAATACTCAACAAGAGAGTGTACTCATAGCTTACGATCAGTTAGAGGCAGAGAAAAAGCTAACAGAAGAAAAGCAGAGACAAGGTGAATTAATTGAAACAATAGGTGGTATCATAGGTGATGGTTTCATCTCTATGGTAGAAGGTACTGAATCAGTTAAGGATGCTTTCAAGAATATGGCTAGAGCTATCATAAAAGAACTCTACCAAATACTTGTTGTACAGCAAATGGTTAATGCCGCTAAAGCCGCTTTCGGTATACCTTATGCTGATGGTGGTGTATTCTCTGGTGGATCTCAAGTACAAGCCTACGCTGATGGTGGAGTAGTCGGAAGTCCTACTACATTCCCTATGTCTGGTGGTAAAACTGGACTAATGGGAGAAGCTGGACCTGAAGCTATTATGCCACTTAAACGTGGAGCTAACGGTAAGCTAGGGGTAC